GAAATGTCTTTCTTTTAAGTCCTCAGATAGATAAAATGAAGCATTAATCATACCTTCAAACCCATGGCTCGTGACCATATCTCTTACAGGGGCAGAACCATGTTGTATTTGTTGAGTCTGTAAATCATGTCCTGGCATCTCAACACTACTGCAAAATAATTCTATTTGACCACGCATACTCTGATACATTTCTCTAATGGCGTTGTGTGCTTTTATAAACTCGATATTACCAGTTTCGCCTGTTTCTCCGTTTGCACTATAGAACGCATTGCCTATTTGTGAAACTAGTGTAGGTGGGTTTATTCTTACAGCAAACTTTGATGGTCTAGCAAATCCTTTTGCTTTACCCATTGCAGCTCTAAATTTATCTATTTGACCCATTATCTGTTACCGAATGTGCCACCCTTGAATCGTGCAACTGGTAAAAATATACCGATTGCCATTTCGTTTGGCGGAATGTTTAAAAAGGATGACCGAACTTGACTAAACAGATAATGTTTTATACACAATCTGAAGAATCTATTGTTCTCTATGCCACCTGTTAAATTATATCGTGTGTTTCTATCAAAATTCTTATCACTTGCATACTTAGAAAGTTGTCTTAGAAATGTAACTCTCTGTGCCATAGGCAGATAGTGAAAGTTCAGTCCGTAGAACCCACCCTTTGCAGCCTGTAGTGGCAGAATAAGTGGAAACTTATCATAAAATGGTAATGTTGCCTTGTGTTTTGGGTCGTATGCAAATAGATTCATCACGCCATACTTAGGTCGTAATGTTGCCTTGCCTTGATTAATCAATGACCTTGCACCAGGTGTAGTCATCTTTTTGACTTCTTTCCTATACCAATCATATGATTTAGGACCTGTTGTTGTATCAAGAATCTTGTCGAATACTGTTTTTGCCATGCTACTATTTATACAGGTTTGTAGATAGTTATTAGTTCTTCTTTACCCTTAACTTTGATTTTATCGACTTCAACAGACTCGATATTTTCGAGTTGTTCCATCGTGTAACTAGAATATAGTGTAGGCGAATCTTTGAAATCGCCTCTGCCTGCCGTTGCCTCTAGTCGTGCAGCCAGATTAACTGCATCGCCAATGACTGAGAAGTCGAATCGTGTTGTACTACCCATGTTACCTACAATTGCAGTACCAGTATTCACACCTGTGCCTACATTGATATCGGGCAGACCTCGTTCTTTGTATCGTGCCTTGAGTTCTAGTGTCTTTGCTTCTATCTCTATTGCAGACTTGACTGCCATCTCGGCATGATTAGGCATATCAACTGGTGCGTTGAATACTGCCATGATACAGTCGCCCATAAACTTGTCAACCATACCACCATTGTTTAGTATTATAGTCGTCATCTCGTCTAAGAATTCATTGACTAACACTACTAGACCTTCGGGGTCGTCTTTGTTCTTATAGAATTCTGATATAGGTGTGAACCCGATAATATCCATAAACAGAAATGACATCTCTCGTCTATCGCCACCTAGTTTCAGTAAGTCAGGATTCTTCTGTAGAGCTGCAACTTGTCGTGGGTCAAGATAGTGTTCAAACTGTTTCTTAATTTGTTGTTTGAGTCTAAATTCAAGTATGAATCGATTGAATGTAGAATGAAACCCTACGATAAAGAATGTCAATAATGCCCAAGTAATGTCTACTAGAACCAGTTGTGTCGTAAACATGTGTTGGAAATAATATACGCCAGAACCGAAGATACCAATCAATGAGAGACCGATTACCCAGTATGGCAGAAATCTCGTTATCAATATAATTGCAATGCCTAATAGAAGTCCTGCGAGTAGTTCTAATAGTTCATCATATCGTTTGATTGTTTCACCATCAAGTATCGTCTGTAGTGTCTGTGCTGATATCACATAGTCATACTGTTCGCCAGTAGGCGTTGCAACGACACCACCTAGTCCTTCTGCCGTCATGGCAATAATGACTGTCGTTCCTGCAAGTTCGTCAAAGCTCTCTGCACTCGCAGAAATAGTCTTAAATTCTTTATTCCATCGTACCCAGACTCTTGCATTTGTGTCTGTGTTGATTGTTGCATATGCAGGCACTCTCATTGCAATGATGCCTGATTCGTCTGCCTTGACCTGATATGACGGGTCGCCAACTGCAACTCGTATTGTTTCGATTGCCATGTTCGGGTAGACTTCTTCACCTATCTTCATCAGTAGTGGCACTCGTCTGATTACACCATCTATTTCAGGTGCAGTATTGATGACACCCACACCAGATGTACACTCTGCAAGTTTAGGTAGTGGTCCGACCATGCCAGGCCATTCAAACAAATATGGTAGTGGGTCGCCTATCTTTGCAACACCTCGTGGTACTGCATTACTCGTTGTCTTTTGTGTTGTGCCTGTTTGTGCAATGACTGTGCCGTACCCTAGTGCTTCACAGAACACATCATCGCCACCCATTCTATCTTCTTCACTAAACAATAATGGCATCACAATAATGCCTGTTTGTGCGTTTCTTAAATCAAATATGAGTTGTGCAAGAACATCTCGTTTCCACGGCCATTGACCGTACTTTTCGATTGCCTGTTCATCTATGGTAACTATTGATACTGCTTCAGAAGGTGTCTTTACTTCGTTCTGTAGTACATAGTCAAATGATTTGAGTCGTAGTATTTCTTTGACCCACGGATCCTGAAATCCTATATAAGTCAAAACTATAAGTGTAACAAATGCTATAGACCAGTGTGATAATATTTTCTTCATAGTACTATTTAGTATTGGCCTCAGATGCTAGTTTGTGAGCAAATTCTAGTGCTGTCATTCCATCAGGATAAATGACCTCTCTAGGCAGTTGTTTTATTTTTAGTTCTACATCTTTAATCAACTTTTCAAACTTTGACTTCTCAGCACAAGGCGTTCTCAATCCGTTGTTTATGTTAGTGTAGTTGACTAATAATAGTTCTAGTGTTTTTCTATTCATATTAATTTTGGGTTACTGTTGCCGAGCAACTAGTTTGTGTACAGTTTTGTGATAATGAATAATTTTGATTTGTGCCACTATCTTGTGTCAAGTTCAATGTAGAAGGATTACCACTTAAATTTATAGAAGCGTTATGACTGCCTGAGCCGTCTTGAGTTATATCGAGGGTATGACTATCTGTTAATGCAATTTCTAAAAAGTGTGCCCCTGTTCCTTTTTGGTCTACAGTAACATTATTACTACCATCAACATCTAAAAATAATATCTTATTTCCTGATTCTGTCTGGTCAATATCCATTACATTACTATTGCCAACAATTGCAATTGATGAGTGATTATCTCCACCAGACTGATTCAGATTTACAGTATTTGAAGCACCTGCAATACTGACTAACGCCCTCTGGTCTGTGTTTTGTGTAATATCAACATCATTTGAATTACCATTAATATCGATACCTAAAATATTATTATCATTTGTTTGTGTTACAGTCAAGTCATTATAATCTCCTACTATCGAGGCGGCTGATGATAGGTCTGTGCCTATCACTAAATTATCTTCGCCGTCTTGTGTTATTGCTAAATCAACACCGACACCACTTTGAGTTATATAAATTCTGTTGTTAGATTGAGTTGCATTTCGTGTAGTTGTAACTGTCGATTGTTGACTGGTTGAAATGCCAGATACATTGGCTACTGTAACAACGGTGCTTGTAGTTACATCACTAATAAGTGAAGTTAGAAATTCTTGGTTATCAGATGTATAATAACTAGAATGAGAGGCATAGTTTATATCTGTAATGACAACAATTTTACCATTCGTATATGATGAACTCAATGCATCTCCGTCAAACAATGCAACAGCACAATTGCCCGAACCATTCGCTGCTATACATTTACCATTATCTCCCAAATCACTAACAATACCTGCAGCCACAGTATTAAAATGTGACCAATCACTAGGCAATGTGCTTAAGACTGTAGTTGTCGCCATTGAACCAGAGGTACTAGAAGTTGTTGAATATGTAATTGTACTATCGCCTGTTACTTCTCTCACAAATGCTTGAATGTCATTATTTCTTGGATTGGCAAAACCACTATGTTCACCATTTAAAACGATTGTACCGCCTGCTGCTAAGATTGTCTTGTATGCCTGATTAGTTGCATCACTAGAAGTGTCAAGATTAGCATCTGTTGAGTATCTTAAATCTATCACTTGTTCATAACCAGAAAAACTACTTGGTTCAGAAGTTTGACTAGTAACTGTATGACCTGCATCTTCTAATCTATTCTTCCACTTGTTGTGTGTATTACCATAACTTTGATGTAGTATTAAAACATCTTCAGCGAACACAGACCCAGCCATAAAAAATATTGGAATGTATATTAGTAACACTAATAATGTACTACTGACTTTGAATAATAGTGATTTCACTTTCTATGCCCCCTAGTTCAAAATCTATCAGTTCAAAATCGCCCATTTGTATATTCATTATGTAACTGTTTTCTTGTTCAAGTAATAATTCAACAACACTACCACTTGCAGCTTCTCTATGCCAGTACCATTGTGGTTCTTGGTCTAGTATTGTGATACCTGTGTCTTTATCTTTACCCAATGTAAAATCATATGTGCCTTTCTTCTTGTCAAATTCAGAACGCATCTGTAACGCCAACTGACGATTTAGTTGTTCAAGAATGTCAGCCAAAAAGTTCTGGTCTAAGAAATCTGTATCAAGCATAGACACATATTCATCTTCTTCTATTTCTAAGTAGTCTACTTCTAATTCTTCAAACTTTAGAAAGTCTATATCAAGTGCAGTTGCAACCTTGTTTAGTTCTTGGGTTGCTATTGCTTCTTTAATCTCTCTAGGTTTAGATATGATGAGTAGGTTGTTGATTAACGATTCTTCTAGGTCTACAATGACTGGTTTTAGTGGTCTGCTTGAAATAGTGTCTACAACCGTCGCCTGAAACGCCTGATTCATTATTACCATGCCTGCATCAGACTCAACTGATATTTCGCCTACGAAACAGTTGCCATTTGTATCACATGATGGCAATAGAATGATAGTAGAACTACCCACTTCGTCTATCGTCATTGAGAAATCTGTACCACGAACACCGATTGTAGCAGTCGGTGTTTTTATCTGTACATTTGTTGGGCTTGTTTTTGCAATTTGACCAGAAGCATATCGTACTGTGCCAAGAGCTGCTTTGAGTGATAGAGAACCTGTCTTTGTATTTGGGTCGTAGACAAACTCGTCAATGATAAGTTTAGAATGTTGAGTAACATCTACTCGTGTGTCATCAATAAAACCAATTGCAACTTTACCTTTACCTGTCTTAACAGTATCATACTGAAATATATCTAAATCTTTTTCGGCATCAACATCTTCACCATCCGTTCTTTCGATATTGGCATTACCTTCATGTAAGATAACATCGCCAATGATACTAGCGAATGATGAAAATGTTAAACACCATAATATAATAAAAAGTCGCACATTAATCTCGTTGAATAATATCTACATTTGCCGAAGCACCATTTACTGTTAGTGTTAGTATATCACCACTTCCGCCTGTCTGCAAGATAACATAGTCTGCACTTGCACCATCATGGTGTAAGTTAATCGTACTTGCATTGTCTTGGTCGATATCAGCCGTGAAACTTGCACCATTTACATCCATGTTGACTGTACCTGAACTTGTTTGTTCAATACTGACATTCGCACTTGCACCATCTTGGTCTAAGTTAATAGTACCTGTTGATGTTTGGTCTATGTCAAAAGAACCACCAGCACCATTTAAACCATTTGAAGTTTGCCCCATGATAGTTCCGTCTGTGTTGAATACTGCATGACCTGTCTGATTAATATTAACTGTCTTAACAGCAGACGCTGTACTTCCAGTAGTCGTTAATGTTATTGTGCCACCAGCAGTTTGATTAATGTCAATGTTTTGTGAATCACCTGTTGTATCTACTGTCGCCGAGTTATCATAAGAACCTGATTGTACAACATCAACATCTGCCGTGATACCAGTTTGGTCCATAATTAAAGTATGACCTGCAACATCACCATTGTCATCAATATTGATTAGATAGTTATTTGAATCGCCAGCAATGTCTAATCTTAATATTGCACTTGTGCCATCAATAGAAGCATTAACAACAGTACTATCCGTGCCTGAAGCACCAGTAATATCAATATCAGCATTATCGCCAGACTTTGAACTAGCAAGACCGACATCTATATCAATGTCTTGTGAGTTACCAGATGTAAAACTAATTACAGCATTCACATCATCACAACCTGAAGTAGCGCCAGCACTATCACAGTTGAAATCTATGTTGTTACTATTACCCGTTGTATAAAACACACCCGTAAAGTTATCGCCTTCGATATCAAAGGTGATTATATTACTATTACCGACTTGGTCTATATTAAAATTTGTTGCACTGCCAGAGGCTGTAGAAGCTGTAGTCGAATTACCTATCATATTTCCATCGCCGTCTTGTAATACATCAAATACTAAAGAAGCACCTGCTTGTGTTACATATATTTTATTTGTTGCCATCGCTGACATACTCATCAGAAACATAATAAAGAAAGTTAATAATCTCAAAATTACTCTCCTTGTTTCTCCGAAATCGGATGTTTTGGTACCCAGTCGTCAAGTTTTATATCAGTCTGAGCTATATTTATATCTTTATCTTCTGCTATTACGGGTTCTGCCCATTCCCAAAGACCTATCTCTTTGCCTTCATATAACATTTGCAAGACTGCATATTCAATTGCAGTACGAATGGCATAGTTCACCGGTTCGTTAGCTGCATTACCAGATTCAATCTCTAATGCTCGTGTTCCTAAATCTAAAAATCTAAACACATCTGCACCGTTACTGGTACTTGCAATTGTTTTCGTTGCTGATACAGTTAGTAAAATCTCGCCTGTCTGTACTGCAACGAGTCTGAGTGAAACGGTTACTTGGTCTGTTCTATATTGGTCGTTTGCACCTAAACCAAGAAATCTCGCACCTGCCCCACCAGATGTTGTATTCGTATCATAACCAACAATACCGCCCTCTAATATTAGACCGGCAAACAACATAGGTGATAAACTGTCTGTTGCTACTGAACCATCATATAGTTCTCTTGTACTTCTAATCAACTGTCGTTCTTTGACTAAGTTATCTAAACTTGCTCTTTCAACAACTGAAAACCAATCGCCATTGCCAACTGCCATGAGTGATTGTATTACCCAAACATCAGCACCTTGTGATACTGCCGTTGATAGTCCGACTTGTTTTCTTTGTCCTGTTTCATCAGGGAAAGCGTAGACCGCAACTGTAATCTTTACTGGGTTGCCTGAACCATCCGTTGGTTGGTTTATTAATGCAGGCATCTCATGTAATAATTCTTTTGTTGGTGTGCCTTGAACGAAAGGCATTTCTCCTTCTATCGCCTTCGTGTTCTGTACCGAGCAACTGCCCACCAAACAAGATAATACTGCTATCGCCAAATATTCCATATTCATAATCCTAAAATTTAAAGTCACCAACTGGCACAACCAGTTGTGTTATAGTTCCACTTGCATCAGTAACAGTTAATGTGATTGTTTCTGCTGTTTCGTCTTTTGCCCAATAGACTGTTGAACCATCAGGTAAAGTTGCAGTACCGCTCAATGGGCACTCTACTGCGGTTGTGTCTGTATCTTCAGTACAATTCGTACCAAACATATTATCAACCATTTGTTTAGATAAGTTTGCGAATATACGACTTTCAACATTCGTTACAAACTTAGCGAGTGTCGTGTTCTTTGCATCTCTAGCCTCTTTAGCAGCGGCTGAAGTGATGTCGTCTTTTACTGATTCCCTTCTGTTGTATTGAAGTTGTTCTATTGATAGCACATGACTAGAATATCCTTCGCCACTAAAGGCAGGGTTACTAAAATCAAAGGTTAAACTACTTGATATAACCTGAGTACTATAAACAATCAACACACATAGAATCGTTTTGATTAATGTTTTCATGCTACTATTTATAAGGATTTAGACCATAAAAAAGGGGACCGAAGCCCCCTTTCAATGTTACTGTTTAACTTAGTCCTTCTTCCAAAGTGACCATAAGATTGCGATTGTAACTAATCCTACTAAACCTTCGTTACCTAGGCTTGCTACTATGCTAGAGATGTTATCGATAACACCTAAAGATAAGAATGGTACATTTGCACCAAATACTACTTCAAGTGCTACTGATAAACCAATTAGTTGTACAGCGACCGTAGTAATATTACCTATCGTATCCGTTATATTTTTCCACATAAATTTTCTCCTTTTATGTTGTTGTTGTTTTGATATCTCAAACTTCATTCATAATCAGTAGTAATATTTAGACAAAAATGGGGTTAGAAAACAACTTTCTAACCCCAAAGTAGTGAAAACAGATGGAGAGATTACTCGTCCTCTTCCGCTAACTTACTGAAATAACTCAAAGTTTCGTCTGAATCATCATCAGCAGTAGTAACTGGAGTAGGTGTCGGGGAACTTACTGTTTCTGCTACAACTGGTGCTACTTTCGGTGCTACAGGTGGGATGGCAACATCCTCAGCAGTGCCAGTATTTCTAACGCCAGATAGAACTTTGTCAAGTTTTGCTTTAAGCTCATCATATGATTTAAAGTTTTCGTCTGCTAGAAATGGTTTTAATGGATATTGTCTATTCCATATTTCTTCAATGGCCTCGTCATTAGGCGCAATAGCAGTTTTACTATCGAACTCTGACTTGTCATAATTCCAATAGCCATCAACTTTTCTGATTTTTAGTTTAAAGTTTGCACCTTCCCAAAAGTCAAATGGATTGATTGGCGTTTCATCTTCAAATTCAGGTTTCATCGCCTCAGTAATCTTATCAAAGATTTTCTTACCGAATTTATATAGTTTAACCTGACCCTCATTCTCAGGATGTTTAGGGTCACTCACAATCAGAATATTTGCATAGTAAGATAACTTGCGTTTTCTCTTACGAGCAATTTCTTTGTCTGCCTCAACACCAGAATTCCATAGTAAACTGTTAGATTCACTAATCGGACATTTCTTATTGATTGTAGTCAAACTGTTTTCAATTAACCAACCGCCTGGTCCTTGAAATGCATGTGACCATAATCTGGCCCATGGCAAATCTTCGTCTTGTACTGCTGGTAAGAAACGAAAAACAGCATAACCGTTACCTGATTTGTCTAGTTCTGGCTTCCAGAATCTATCATCTTGGTATGAGTTTGATTGTTTTTGTGGTTCTGCAACCTTTGATAGTTCACCCATTAGGGTGTCTAAGTTGTTTGAGCGTTTTAACGCTGATAGACTTGATGTCATAT